CACACCATGGAGCACTACACCCCCGAAGACCAAGCATTGCTAGAACAGTTTATGTTTGGTGGCAACAAACCAGAAGCCCGGAAACTTCTCCGTCCTGGATATGTTTTAAAAGCAACATACATTCAAGACGGTCGCCAAAGAGTCACCTCTATTCCGCCCCACATGCAGTCCCACTTTGAACAAAAGGAGGGATGGCAAACGGAATGGGTAACTAAGGAATCGTTTCTTTCGATTCTGGACCCAACTTCAAAACCCGGAGACAGTGTCTCAAATGACACCAAGCCCGTAGTTCCAAGAGAAGACGTACATCTTCTTGGCCAACTCGAGTTCCACAAACTCAATCGGGCACTCACCGAATCTGATGATTCGAGTTCTTCAGAACCCCACCTACCATCACCCCCACCTACGCCATCCAGTGATTCCAGTGCTCTCGAGCTTAAACTCGAGAACTATTGGAGGAACATGAGCGATGACAACGTTGGTTTCCCCCCAAAGGAGCCAAAGAAGGATGTGGAAGTGAAAGGGGCCAAGGACCGAACCGAACATCGGAAGAACACCAACAATGTTTCCCCCTCCTCGTGGAAAGACACCGTACAAGACGGTGATAGCCCACTCTCATCCATCCTAGATCCACTTTGGGTTGGTATCGAAAGGCCGTTTTCAGAATGGCCCAAAGACCTCCAAGATAGGAAGCGAGCTTTTGACCTCAAAGTCAAAAAGAAACAAAAGGAGCAAAAGGCCCGAACAAAGAAGAAGGCCAGGATAGCCAAGACCCAACAGAAACGGCTTGAAAAGGAAAAAGAAGAGCTAGGAACCTACGAATTGACAGATTCGGATAATTGGTCAGTCCTTAAGTGGACGACCATGAAAGGAGCCGAGCTCGAACTCGCTCTTGCCGAGATACTGGCAGGACGAGGAAGGCATTGCCCTTGGTTAGACTCAAAAGGTGAGAAAATCAACTACGGAACCAAGGATTCGAAAGGGAAAACCCGATGGAACAAATTGAGCGATCGCAACAAACGAGAGAAACAAGCGTTTGACGTCGCCATGAAGGCCTACAAAGCCAAGCTATTGGGATCCGAAAAGTCCGAAGTGGTTGAAGAAACCGTCCCCGAAAACCAGCGAAACCCCTTTGCATATCCACTGTATAAGGGGGATGGTAACAACCCAGCCTTGGAGTTTAACGAGCTCACGTACGAGGTTGCGGTTGGAGCAGGAAAGCCAGACCATGTGTTGCCGGCCCAGATTAGAACCCTGGCCCGAGATCACTCTGGCAAGGAAGCAGCAGACTGGGCTGCTAAACAGATAAGCAAGGGAAGAAAGGCATGCGTTGTCGTAGCCTTCCCTGCCGCAGGACAAATGCGGGCGCTATCTGCCTACTGCCTTGAACTAGGAGTCGACCTATGTTCTTATCGGGACAAACTATACGGGTTTGATGCTGTCAAAGATCTTGATATCTCAATGCCTATTGTCTCTCGCAACACCCATGTCGCTGCGGTACTAACTGATGTTTTCGCACCAGTTGAAATGTACCGCGATCTCTACCAAGTTTTCCACACTGACGGTAGACTTCGACTCTTCGTAGCAAGAAAAACGCTAGGGGGAAGAGCAGGTGTAGACTCATACACCAATTCGAAGGGGCAAACCCAAGCAACTGCCATCTGGTACAAACAGTATGGCCTTTGCCACTCAATGGCCGTGAACCTTGCCAATGGTTCAGCGGCTCAGTACACCGATTCACCAACCATTTCCGAAACTGGAGATGGCGATTCCTGGATGGATTTCCAGGATTCTTTCTTCACCCTGTTACAACCTGGTGTGAAGGAGTCACCACACTTGTGGGTCACCCACAAAACAGAGAAAATGTACTCCAAGTCCACAATGGTTTCCAGGCTCATGATGTATTCAAAGACACCAGAGAAGTCCGCACAAGACAAGAATGTCAGGTACGGTTTCGCAGTCCGCGAACGCGGCTGTATCGTCAATGAGAAAGGACTCATTCCAAAGTTGAACAAGCTTCAGTTGTGGATGACTTACAACCCTCTCGCCCCAAACTCACAGAACTGTGTGAAGAAGGCTTCCTCCCACTTGAGGCAGCTTTTCCCCAATGTTTGGGATCTCGTCTCAGAAGAGACACCCATGTGGCGGCTTATAGAAGTTGCTGTGTTGAAAACGATAAACGACGACCTCAAATTCAAGAGACCCTTGTTGATTTGCGGACCCGGTTCTGGAAAGAACCATTTCATAGACTCCCAAATAGCATCACAAACGCTGTTTTACAGGGAGGTTGTCGGCCCTTTCGCACACATACCAGCAGCACTTTCGGTGAAAACAGACCTTATGGCTAGCACGGCCCTCACATTGAGAGGTGTCGGGCGAACGCTCCGCGAGTTGTTTCAGCGGTTCATGAACCTATTTCTCTCTGAGAAAAACAAATACAATGTTGAGTTGAAACCAAACAATGTTGTGTTTAACCTCGAATCCGCCTTTGTCAAGTTGCAAAACAAGATGACGATGGGTGCCTCCAAGTCCTTTAACAAAATCAAACAGGGGCTTGGTAGAGCATTGAATGTGTTGCGAAAGCCGTTCAGTTCAAAAGATACCGACGACCTATCCACAGTTTTGGCGTCGCTGCTGTCATTGTTGAAAAACACAGCGGTTCCAATAGTGGAGAGGTTTCTGAGCTTGACAGCCACAGGTGCTTTGATAATTTCTATCGTTGACCTAGTTGGCGTACTCTTGTCGGGAGAATACACTACAATTGCTGGCACGGCCAAAACAATAGCCGGAGCCCTAGCTAACATTCTCCTGAATTTCCTGTATTTCTTGTTGCCCTTTTGGCTAGCAATACCAATACAGGTTGGAATCGACTTCTTCTTGACGGACTCTCGAAATCATGTCAAGAATTTGTTGACTCGACTCAGCGACCACTTTCCCCAGTTTGAAACTCTGCGCAAAATCGTAGATTTCATGAAGGATCGCCAGAGGTATCACTTCGACCTTGCTCGAGGAGTTGTCAGGGACGACAGCGCCATCATGCAAGAATTGAAGAACACACCCAGTAACATCGCGTCCATGAAGATGCGCTTGAACAACTGCGTGTTAAAGTCAGGTCCTAATGTCAGGATAACCAATCCTACAGTGGAGGAAGCTCTCCACTACATAGACCTTGAGCGTGCCTACGATGACACGATCAGAAACGAGTACATCGGTTGTGTCCCCATAACCAATGAACCAAACTTCACGGGCGCCGTCATGGAAGGTGACGCTGCTCGTGTTTTCGTTGTGTCCATAGCTGAAAGGTATAAGAACCTATCAGCAGTGGACAAACCCACCGAAGAGCAAACTCAAACATATTCCACGATGTTTGATATGTTGGTCCAACACACGGATCCACACTTTGATAACACTTACGTACCATTGGATGAACAAGGTATAAAGGATCATGGAGCTGGACGGTGGCCGAACCCGAAAACAAAGGCTTACGTTAGCGAGCACATTAAAGTGCAGCAAATGGAGTCAGAGACCCCTGAAACGGTCAATCGCACGGGACCTGTTTCAGGAAAGAACGGTGAGGTTCTAAGGCAACGATACAAAGGAGCCGAGGAAGCCGCAGAGGCACTCATTGACACTACAGATGGAAAACTTGGCCAAGGTCAGACCATCTTTGGGATGCAGGATCAAGTAACTGAACAGTACATACACGGTTTCATAAAGACCAGGACTGTTTACAACTTTGGACCTGCTGACCACGTTCGGTCTATAATACATTCGGTTCCCGCTGCGAAAAAGATGAAAGAGTGGATCAACACTATATGCGGGAGGAGTTTTAGAAGGCATGGAATCCAGGGAAAGATTTACGTCCCTGTTACCGGTTCCGCCGAAGAGCTATCTTCGGTTCTAAACTCCTGTGGACCCAATACCATTCTAATGATTTGCGCTGGAGATGACTGCTTAGTTGTTTTCATCGACAAATCTCGACGACTGTTCGAACTGGCCAGTGACTTGGCCTCATGCGACCTAACACTCAGAGAAGCTGCGATGAAGTATTTCATCCGAGTTATGAGAAAGTTTAACGTCCCAGAACACGTCATACAAATCTTCAGATGGCAAAACACTTGCCCTAAGAAGTTCACATGCAGATCCAAGACCGGTGGTAAGGTCACGATCAAAATGAGATTCGGAAACATCAATTGCTCAGGCAATTGTTGGACCACGATGTACACCAACTTCGTGTCCGTCGGGATTTTCCTCTTCACTTTCCTGCGCTTCGATGGTACCCAACATGGATTCGTTGAGCAGTTGAGGGAAACCCACAAACTAGTCGGCACCTCTGCCAAATTTGAGGTAGAGGCCGGCGAAACCCAGGAGGATGCAAAATTTGTTTCTATCACCGGAACACGCTCCTTCTTGTCCCAGACCTTCATCATCACTGGACCCGATGGTGAGGTCACGATGGTGCCCTTCTCTTTCACGAAGAGCCTGTTGATTAAAGGCATGAAACCCTCCGCAAAAGGAGATGACCTGACCATGCAGCTGGCCCAAAGAATTTGCGACCCAAAGCTCCTAACCACACCATTAGGAAAGGAGCTTCGCCTTTCTTTCATCCGCCACGTTTACGGCTCTACAAAGACGCCACTTAGCTTCCAAGAGCTATACGACGATGCCCAGCTTAAAGACCCATCAGCAGAGTACAAAGTGAAATTCTCCCAATCCCCGGAGTCCATAGACGAGGATCAGGAGGAAGAGAGATTGTCTCACTTTATGTCCAGAGAGGACTACAGGACCACACTGGAAAACCTGAGAACCATCAACAAGTACCCTACCCAAGTGCCCCTTCCCGCTATGAACACGATGGCGCAAGTCCATTACGACTTTGTAAGCAGTGGGTCCCACTGCAAGAGCGCCAAGCCAAATGGTCTCATAATCCCAAGGCGAGAGTCTTCCGAGGATGAGATTGACGGCGTATCGTAAGCGCAGGGGCGCGACGGATATGACACCATGAGTGTGGTGTAAAGGCTTAACAGACCTTATCCGAAATCCATCCGAAAGGAATCCCAGAAGTGGGATTGTAGGCACTGGACCACCAGTGCCGCCGTGCGGGGGTAAATTAAACTAGACAATTGAAACATATAGTCGACATTAACACTCAAACCCCATACAATGACAGCCACATCAGAGGAAAAGAGAAAACTCAGAGCAGAGTTAGAGCGCATCGAGAAATTGATGGCCACTTCCAGACAGGCAAGTCAGGACATAGTGAAACCCCATTATTCGAGGAAAATGAATCATGGACAAGTTGAACGAGTTGTAGATCGAATGCAACACCTCATGGATAACGATAGGACCACACGACACGAGTGGCTCCTTGGCGTTGCGGAACCTTTCCGTTACATAAAAGACCTCCCTGCCCTCGTGGACAATGGGGCGGTTTTGGTATCCGACGAAGATTCTGAAAGGAAATTTCAGTTTCTGAATACAGTCTTTCCAGCTGCAAACTCGGCTGGGAACGCATTCGTTACAGTCTCCCCAGACTCTTGGGGATCCGACACCGGAGAGGGAGCTCAGTTCATCTGTGAGGATGGATATGGCGCCCCTATCTGGTACTCGAAAGACGATTACTCAAGCACCTCCACTAAGAGTGCGAATTCCAGCATGGCTGGGACTCCCTCTACGTTGAATAGTGCCTTGCAGAATTTAGGAGACATGCCAGCAGGCCTGGGATCAACCAACAAGTACCACAATATGGCTGTTGGAATTGCGGTCCAGCCCCTGGCCTCCAGTTCAACTGATCAAGGAGAAATTACAGTGGTTTGCACCCGAAATCCTACCTTGTACCCCGTTGATGGTGTTACTTTGTCTACCGTCCTGTCCTACCCCAGGGATCAAGTTTTGATCAGAACAGCTCTGATTAAGCATTGGTCTGGACCCATTCAAGATGAGCTCAACGCTGGTGGCCCCGGAAGCACACACGCTTCTGAGAACTACCTCATGATGCCCGCGTTGCCCTATTCATCCGAATACTTTGATGCAAAGACCGTCACCCCAGACGGTAACAACAACCCTCTGACGTCATACCTTGGCGCCAAAACTGCCAAAGCCCCCATCTTGGCCGTCTTCGTCTCAGGAGCGGCTGATGCAAGTGTTTTCAAAACTGTGATCGTTCACAACTACGCCATTGGTTTAGCCAGTGGAAATGAAGTGTCGAGCGACTCTGTCCCCCTAGGGACTGCCACCAAGGCAACAGTTTTCGGAGACCTGCATATGCTTCACACACAAGTGAGGCCAGGAGGAGGAAGGTCGTTTTTGCGCTCCACATCTTCGCAGAAATTCCCAGACGGAGTTTCTGCGTCACGAGCCTTCGCCTTATCCGAAAACAAGAGGTCCCCAGGTTTCTTAAAACGAGCCTGGGCCGCTGTAAAGAAGAAAGGTAAAGGGTTTGTGAAGTCACAAGGTGGCATTGCCTCCCTCTTATCGAAGGCGGTGATGACCCTAATCCCAATGATATTGTGATTAAGCAACTACAATACAGACCCCCCGCACAACTGAACTCAACAGTACAAATAAATCAAGACCCCAG